GAGGGTGAATTGCTGGTGCGAGCGCAGTATGATTACATCCTGCTATGTGCGTATGACAGATCAGTGATACTACAGTACCGCGAATGCATAGGTGGCAGGCGCGCAGGAGGAACGAACCCCGGGCCGATCACCTATGCATGCAGAGGTAGCCGAGCGGACAAAAAAAGGCCCCGGCCGTCCGATGATCTGGACGGCCGGGGCCGGGGTGCTACTTCAGAAACGCGCGGATCATGTCTCCGCGCGCGTCGTCCATCTGTTTCAGTGCGGCATTGATCTCCGCACGGGCTTCCACTTCAGTCAACTGCGAGAGGCGCGCGGCGCGTACGCGCGCCGCTGCATGGTCGCGTATCTTCCGATCCGCGTCGTTCAGTGCTGCAAGGTCCAAGTTCCACTTCATCGGGCAAACCCGGGCGGTTAACCCGCCCGGGTCCTAGTCTGCTACGTTATGCGGCAACCCGCGCGGCAGCGGCCGTGATCGACTCGGCCTTGATGGGGTCTTTCAGGACCGACGACGCGGAGGACAGAACCCGCAGCATGCGCGCCAGTCCCACCCATCCCTCGGACTGGACGACCGCGCCCACGTACGCCTCGAACGTCACGCCTCCCACGTTCGCAGGAGTCTCGGCCTTGGGCGTCTCGGCCGTCTTTGCCGGGTCCTTGGCACCGCCCGGCCGCACGTCATACGCACCGCGCAACCCCTTCGACTCGGCGGCCGTGCGCACGGCCTCGGACGTGAACCCCTTGCACACTTCGCGGGCCTGATGCAGCGTATTCCAAACCTGCACGTCCTTGACCCCAGCGGCTTCCAGATCGGTGCGCAAGGACCCCTTGACGGCCGTTCCGTCCTTTTTCTGCGATCCGTCCCCAAACACCGACTGCCACGCGGAGGCGAACTGCGCCGGGTCCTTGATGGTGTCGTACAGGACCTTGATCGCGCCGACGATGGTCTTGCTGCGCGATTCGGCGGCCTTCTGGTTGGCGGCCGTTTGCGCGGCCTGCGCTTTCAGAACGGGCAGGCATGCGGCGTGCGCAGCGGCGACCGCAGCGGCGACCGGGTTGACGGCCGGGGACGTGGACTTGCTGGTCTTGCTGGTCTTGCTTTGGCTTTTGGCCATGGTGTAGCTCCTGATTGCGTGGCAGGCAGCGGACCCGACGGGTCGCCGTCCTGCCTGCCACAACCCATAGTCTCCGCATTTTCCCTCCCGTGTCAACCTTGCGGGTTGACCTATGCATGCATAGGTCCGCGCCTGCGCAATTACAAAGCATTCTTTTCCGGCGCGGCCCCGGCAGGGGGGAACGCATCTCGGGACGGGGGGTGACCACACCCCCATACCCCCCATAGAATGTCCCCCGAAACCAATTCAACCTCTCTGGTTGATATTATTGCTGTCCACAAGATGTAGACTAACAGCCCTTGCGTACCGCAACATCTTGTGTAATCCTGCGCGGATGGTTGCCCGCACCATTACCCTCACCCGCCGCAAGCGTTGCGCCTGCTGTGGGGAGGTATTCCCCGTGTCAGCCTTCGGGCGTAACCGCCAAGCGAAGGACGGGCTGCACTACTACACCAAGAAGTGCGCGGCCAAGAAGCAGAAGCTGTGGGCCAAGGCCAACCCCGAGACAGTCAGGCGCATGCGCAGCGATTACCTGAAGCGGATGTACGCACAGAACGCCGAACGCAACCCCTACGAGTGATGCCATGACCAGCGCCCTCACTACTGCCGTCGTCCGGCCCGAGGACCCCTCGGAGCTTGGCTTCCCCCCGATGCTGCCCATCGAACTAGCCATGAAGTCGGCCCCGGTGCGGGAGATTTGCGAGGCGTATGGTATTACCAAGGATGAACTCTCGCGGTTGACCGAGGACCCGATCTTCGTGCAGGCGTTCCGCAACGCCAAGGAGATGCTGCAGAAGGACGGCATGAGCTTCCGGCTCAAGGCGCGGATGCAGGCCGAGGAGTTGCTGAAGGAGTCGTGGAAACTCATCAAGGGGGCGGGCACACCGACACCGGTGAAGGCCGACCTCATCAAAGCTACGGTTCGCTGGGCCGGGTATGAGCCGAAAGGCGACGGTGCAGCGGGAGTAGGCAACGCGTTCCAGATCAACATCAACCTAGGGAGTTAAACATGCCTACCATGCAGGAAATCGTCGCCAAGATCGCTCTCATCGACCAGTCCATCGCGGAGGTGAAGCGTGACGTGCTGGCGCTGAACGGCACCGCGCCGGTCGCGCCGGTACCGGTCCCCGCTGCGCCGCCCGCACCGCCCACGCCGAACCCGCTGTACGCCATGGACGCCAACGGGCTGCTGGTGAACGCGCGGCAGTTCGGCAGCACGCGCGTGGACCCGGTGGTGGGCAGCGACTGTCCGAACACGATCACCATCGGGGAGACCGGCCACGTGCTGTCCGTGGCGCGGCCCGACCTCGGAGAGTCGTTCGTGGGTTACGCCATGCGGGTGAGCGAGCAGGCGCACGGCGACATCAACACGGTGGGGGCGCTGTTCGTCGGCGCGGACTACCTGTTCGACAAGTGGGGCGGCTTCAAGAAGAACGGCTCCAACTGGCCGTTCGCGGCCGACCGCTTCTACAACCTGCGCGCGTTCATGTCGCCCGAGGAGCAGGCCAAGGACGACGCTGCCAAGGCCGGATGGAGCCAGTGGGACACGGACTTCCAGAACCACCTCGGCAGCACGCCGACGCCGGTCGATCCTCCGGTTCCCGGCGACGAGGAAGTGCTGTGAGCTACGGGCTGCGCATGGCTGCGAGGCTCGTGTTGGTGGCGATCTTCACAGTGCTGGCGATCAACCTCCTCGGTGCAGCGTTCGGGCAGAGCATAGGACCGCTCAATGGTAGCCCGAGTGTGCTGCGGCTCTCGGAGGTCTGCCCGGGGTACCAGATCACGCGCAGCCCGAGCAAGAACGAGGTGTACATCAAGTGCCCGCCGCGCATCGAGCCGTGGCTCACGATCCGTGAGTGCGCCCAGCCGGTCGTGATACGGGAGCCTGACAACCAGCACATCCGCATCGAGTGCACCAAGCCAATCAAGGCATAGGGGGATCGCATGGCAGACCCGGTTCAACTGGAACTCAACCTCACAGGGGGGTCACCCCCGCTGCGTGATGCCGACATGGCGTATGCGCGCGAGCGCGGGCGCAGCGCCAATGAGGTGCAGGTGGGTGGTTCGCACTACAAGCAGCATGCGATCCAGCCGTGGGACGCGATCATCGACTGGGGGCTGGGGTTCCTCGACGGCAACGTGGTCAAGTACGTCGCGCGCTGGCGCAACAAGGACGGCGTGAAGGACCTGAAGAAAGCCCGGCACTACCTCGACAAGTTGATCGAGCAAGAAGAAGCCATGAGTGGCATGAACTGACCTCATGGCAGCGATCAACTACACACCGCCCCCGACGATTCGGGACTTCATCCGGCACTACACGCCGGGGAGGTTGTTTCACGACTGGATCATCGGACCGGTGGGTAGCGGTAAGACGACGGGCATCTTCTTCAAGCTCGTGTACATGGCCGCGCAGCAAGCGAAATCGCCCGTGGACGGCATCCGCCGCTCCCGGGCGGTTGTCGTCCGCAACACGATGCCGCAGTTGAAGGACACCACGTTAACCTCGTGGGGTTACTGGTTCAAGGACGGGCAGGCTGGTGACTGGAAGGCCACGGTCACCACCTTCATCCTCAAGTTCGGGGACGTGGAGTGCGAGGTGCTGTTCCGCGCACTGGACACCGCCGAGGACGTGTCGCGGGTCCTGTCCCTCGAAATCACGTTTGCGATCTTCGATGAGTTCGTAGAGATCGCACCAGAGATTCGTGAGGCCATTGCAGCCCGGTGCGGGCGCTACCCACCCACCAAGGATGGGGGAGCGACCAACTGGGGCGTGTGGGGGTCATCCAACCCGGGCAATGAGGACGACGAGTGGCACGAATACCTAGGCTTGGGCGACACCGAGATCGCATCCAACGTCAAGCTGTTCCTGCAGCCCTCCGGATTCAGCGAAGAGGCCGAAAATACCGAGAACTTGCCGGGCGGCAAGGAGTATTACACCTCGCTGACCGAGGGTAAGTCACCCGAATGGGTTAAGAAGTACATCGAAGTGCAGTGGGGGTACTCGCTTTCGGGCACTCCGGTCATCAAGACGTTCAATCCGCTCATCCACGTCTCGAAAACACCCTTAATCCCGCAGGTTGCGCTCCCTCTGGTGGCCGGATTCGACCCCGGGCTGGCTGGTAGCGCCCTGATCTTCGGCCAGCAGGACCTGAACGGCCGCTTAATCGTGCTGGATGAGCTAATTCAGCGTGATATGGGGGCCGAACGCATCGTTTCGGAGCGTCTGAAGCCCCTAATTGCGGCCCGTTTTCGCAATTTTGAGTTCATTTTGGCCCCCGATCCGGCCGCCGATTCACGGTCCAGCAACAACGAACGGACCATCGTAGACACCCTGCGGGACCGAAAAAGGGGTGGTTTCAAGGTCGCTTTCCCTGATATGAACAACCGATTGCCCCTCCGGGTAGAGGCAATCGAGCATTTCACGACGCGGTTGGTGCTTGGTCAACCTGCGTTGTTGATCGACCCACGTTGTAGGCACCTGATTCGCGCGCTGCAGGGCGGATGGCGGTACGAAACCGACCGGCGCGGCAAGATGCTCAAGGAGGAGCCGGAAAAGAACCCGAGTTCGCACTCCGGGGACGCATTCGGCTACTTGTGCAGGTATTATCAGCACTCAACCGTGCGGGAGGCGCGGCGCAGGACCGAGGCGAGTCCACCGGCAGCACGCAGAGTCAACCCATACGTGATGCGTTAACCGACAAGGACTACCATGAACGAAACCCAACTCCCCTCGGTCGTAGAAGCGCAGCAAGAGAGCTACGCGCCGCCGCGTCCCCGGGACCCCGAGAAGCTGAAGGCGTTGGGTGGGAAGCTCACCTCCGACTTCGCCAGCTACGAGCGCGACCGGCGCATCGCGGAGATGCGCTGGACGCAGAACCTGCGGCAAGTGCTGGGGCAGTACGACGACAAGGTGAAGTCGCAGATTCCCAGCGACCGGTCGCTGGCGTACCCGAAGCTGACGCGCATCAAGTGCGTGTCTATGCTTTCGAGGTTGATGAACCTGCTGTTCCCGTCGTCAGAGAAGAACTGGGGCATCGAGGCGTCGCCGGTCCCCAACCTCTCGGTCGAGGACTTGCAGTTCGTGCTGGATCAACTGCAGGCAGACCCGAACGCGGAACTCTCGGATGAGGCGATCACCGCCGCCGTCCGAGAGTTCGCCACCTCGCGCGCCAAGAATCTCGAAACCGAGATCGCGGACCAGCTTACCGAGATCGGCGGCGCGAAGATGGTGAGCTACATCGCACTGTGCCGGAAGGTCATGGCGTCGGCCATCGTGTACGGGCTAGGCGTGCTGAAGGGACCCATGGCGGCGTCCCGCCAGCAACGACGCTGGAAGCTCAACCCCGAAACCAACAAGGTTGATGCGGTGGACGAGACCGTTCTCGTGCCGCGCTTCGAGTTCGTCTCGGTGTGGGATTACTACCCGGACATGAGCGCAAAGTTCTGGCACCAGATGGACGGCCAGTTCCAGCGCATCGTGCAGTCGCGGGCGCAGGTGCGCAAGCTGGCCGACGACATGCGCGGACAGGCGCTCCAGTTGCGCGTCAATCCCGAGGTAGCCCGCGCCCTGGCGGGCGCGGAGGCCGGCGTGCTCAAGGACCTGGCCGCGCTCACCGGCGCCAGCATCA